ATGGCAGAGGCTACAAAGTACGAAAGAAACCTTGCCGCTCAACAGCCTGCTAGGCAACAGCAGAACTATCAGCCTGCTCCTCAACAGCAACCGCAACAACAACAGCCGCAACAGCCCCCGCCAGTTGATCCAGAGGCGAAGGACTGGGCTGATAAGAACACTTGGTTTATGTCGCCAGACAACAAGCGAATGACTGCTACCGCCTACGGTTTGCATGAAGAAGCAATTGTTGACAACGCGATTAAACCTAATACGCCGGAATACTTTGAGTTTATTGACTCAGGGATGAGAGAGGCGTATCCTAAGTTTGGATGGCAGGGTACAAGCGATACAGATGGGCGTAACGCAACTTCGACTGCCTCCAACCGCTCCACGGTAGTGGCTTCGTCTGGTAGGAATAACGGAGCAAAACCGCGCAAAGTGAAGTTATCGTCCACTCAAATCTCTCTCGCCAAGAGAATTGGAGTTACCCCAGAACAGTATGCCAGACAGCTTCAAAAGGAGAGCCTGAGATGACTGAAGAGCGCACATCAAGAGAGAAACAATCGCGTAGTGAGAAAGCAAGGCCCGATGATACTTGGGTTCCTGCATCCATCTTACCTGACCCAACCCCTCAAGAGGGATGGACGTTTAGGTGGATACGGACAAGTACGTTAGGTCAACCAGACAATACTCATGTTTCACGCATGTTTAGGGAGGGTTGGGTTGCTTGTAAGCACGAAGATCATCCAGAACTNATGCTGGAATCTGATTTGGATTCACGATTTGTAGGTAATGTTGAAGTTGGTGGATTGCTTTTATGCAAAGCACCAAAGGCCAAGATGGATTCGCGCACCGCGCATTTCCAAGCTCAGGCGCAGAATCAAATGGAATCTGTAGACAGTAACTACTTGCGCGAGAATGATCCAAGAATGCCGCTTATGAAACCTGAGCGTAGTTCTAGGACAACTTTTGGTGGAAGTTAGCCCTTTACAGGCGAGCTTCCTAACTTAATTGTAAATTGATAGGAGGCCATTATGGCTACCGTTGCAACCCCCACGGGTGCTGAACCAGTTGATACTTTAAGTGCGAGCGGCTCTTTCACGGGTAAAGTTCGTCACATAAAGATCGCAAATGCTTATGGAACCGCTATTTTTTATGGCGATTTTGTAAAATTTGTTGCTGCTGGCACTATAGAAAAGTCTGCGATAACAACCGCTGTTGTTGCAGGAACTTGCGGTATCTTTGTAGGATGTTCTTACACTGATCCCAACACAAACCAACTGACCTTTAACCAATTATTCCCAGCCTCACTTGCGGCTGATGATATTGTTGGTTATGTCGTTGACGATCCTAATTTGCTGTTCCGTATGCAAGCTGATGAAGCTGTAGCGCAGACTGGACTTGGAAATAATATCTCAGCGGTTAGCACAGCAGGGTCAACCTCCATTGGTCGAAGCAAGAACGCTCTAGACGGCGGCTCTATAGCTACGACTAACACACTTCCATTACGTGTAGTTGACTTCGTAGATGGCCCAACCAGTTCTGTAGGCGATGCCTTCACTGACTGTATTGTGACCTATCTTCCCCTTAGTCATGCTTACGTTACCAAACTTGGCGTTTAAGGAGTTATAGGAAATGGCTATTTCACGCGCACAAATGCTCAAAGAGCTACTCCCCGGCCTTAACGCTTTATTTGGTCTTGAGTATGAGAAGTATGAAGATGAACACACTCTCATTTATGATACAGAGAGTTCTGATCGTTCGTTTGAAGAAGAGGTGAAGCTGAGTGGTTTTGCGGCGGCTCCAGTTAAGAATGAAGGCTCTGCAATCAGCTATGATTCAGCGCAAGAATCCTTCACTGCCCGTTACAACCACGAAACTATCGCTATGGGTTTTGCTATAACCGAAGAAGCTATGGAAGATAACTTGTATGACTCACTGTCTGCTCGTTACACCAAAGCTCTCGCACGGGCTATGGCATACACTAAGCAGGTTAAGTCGGTTAACCCTCTCAACAATGGTTTCACTAATGCTTATCAGTCTGGTGACGGTGTAAACCTGTTTACCGCTGTTGGCGATGGTGTTACTGGCGGTGGCGGTCACCCAACTGTAGGCGGGGGCTTTAACAGCAATCGTCCTGCTACAGGTGCTGACCTGAACGAAACGTCTTTGGAGAATGCGATTATTTCAATTGCAGGATACACTGATGAGCGAGGGTTGCTTATCGCGGCTCGACCTACTCGTTTGATTGTACCGGCTAACCTGATGTTTACCGCTGATCGTCTGCTTGAGTCTACTCAACAGTCTGGTACTGCGGATAACGACATCAATGCTATCCGTAACTTGGGTGCTATCCCAGAGGGCTACTCTGTCAATCACTACTTGACTGACACTAACGCCTTCTTCATTCTGACTGATATTCCAAACGGAATGAAGCACTTTGAGCGTACTGCTCTAGAGACTAGCATGGACGGAGATTTCGATACGGGAAATGTGCGCTACAAAGCGCGTGAGCGTTACTCGTTCGGTGTATCCGATCCCTTGGGAATCTTCGGATCTCCGGGAGCGTAGCTCTATTGTTAACCTGTTAAAGGTTATTTACACTGTTACACAGGGGGAGTTCGCTCCCCCTTTTAATCCTGACTGCTTAAAGGCAGACTCACCCGCGACAGGAGAATCACATGGGTAACACAACTTTTAAAGGCCCCGTTCGTTCCATTAATGGATTTGATTCCATTGCAGTAAATAGTACGACAGGTGCTGAAACCACAAAATTTTCAGTTGATGCAAGCGGTAATGCTACAGTTACCGGCACTCTAGCTGTTACAGGTGCAACCACTATAACGGGCGCGGTGAAAGCTAAACGCTCTGTGGTGAAGACTTGGGAAGCGGCAGGGGCAATATCTGAAACCCTATCTATCGCTGACTCTGGTGCTATCGTTCTAATCCACGGCACTCTGGATAATGTTATTACCTTACCAGCCGCCGCTACCGCAACGGAAGGCGCGTATTTCGACTTCTTGGTAACCACTGCTGTAGGTTCTGGCAAAACAACGACTATCGTTATCCCCACTGTGACGGGTAGCACCTTCTTGGCCCAAACGCAATTAGCGGCAGGTACTGCGGCTAACCCTGTTATCACAAACGCAGGGGACACGTTTACCTTTGTAGCGGGTTCAGGAATAGGCTCCAGATGCCGTATTACCTGTATAACTGCTGTGACTGGCGGCAAGCAAGTGTGGATGGCAAGCTCTGTAGGTACGCCTATCTCTACAGTAGGGTAACTATTTTATTGGGGCAGAAATGCCCCTTTGACGGAGGCTTACAATGGCTGACACGGTAGCAACACAGACAATATCGGACGGCGCTCAGTTTGCAACATTCAAGTTTACCAATGCTAGTGATGGATCTGGGGAAGACGCAGTTAAGAAGATTGACGCTTCTGCTTTAGTGGTTAACCCAGTCACTAAGCAGGCTTGTAGCAGTGTCTCAATATACGGGATATGGTACAGCACTATTGGCATGAGCGTGACAATTGATTTTGACGCTAGTTCAAATGTTTTGGCGTGGAATCTTATTGCTGATTACTCAGATAATCTAGACTTTTCTAGCTTCTCAGGCATACCCAACAATGCAGGTAGCGGTGTTACGGGAGATATAGATTTCACTACGGTAGGTCACTCAAACGGTGACAGCTATACTATTGTGATGAAAGTTCTTAAACATTATGGCTGATAAGAAAAAACGTAAAAAGCAGGTTAACGCCCCTGTAGGCAGTTCGGCTTTCAAGGCCCGTATGGAAAGGCAGAAAGCCAGAAGGGCTATGGACAAGAAGGGCAAAGATGCTAACGGTAACGGAAAGGCTGACAAACGTGAAGGTAAAGACATCAGTCATAAGAAAGCGTTGAGTAAGGGCGGTAGTAACAAGGATGGCGTTACGATAGAAAGTAAATCGGCCAATCGTAGCAGAAACTTTAAAAAGAAAAAAAAGAAAGGCTCGTAGATATGCCTGTAAAGAAAAAAGCTAAGAAAGCGAAATCTAAGGTAAACGAGGCTGGTAATTATACAAAGCCTGATATGCGTAAGCGTCAGTTTAATCGCATAAAGGCGGGAACCAAGGGCGGCAAGTCTGGGCAGTGGTCTGCTAGAAAAGCTCAGATGCTTGCTAAAGCATACAAAGATGCTGGTGGAGGATACAAGTAATGAAAAAAGCTATGGATATGAAAAAAGCGCGACCTATGGCAGGCGGTAAAAGGGTCAAGGGAACAGCAACTGGTGGAATGGCGGGTGGTAAAAGAGTCAAGGGAACAGCAACTGGTGGAATGGCGGGTGGAAAGCGAGTTAAAGCTACAGCAACTGGCGGAATGGCAGGTGGAAAGCGAGTTAAAGGAACGGCAGGTGGCGGTGCATCAAAGAAAAAAGCCAAAGGATCTGCTATGACTGTAGCGCAAGCTAAATCGTTCTTAAAGGGTAAAGGCTTTAAAGTAGAAAAATCTTAATGGCTTACCTGATAAGTAACATTCCGCATTTTAAATGTTGGGTGCGGAAAGAGTTTACTTGTAACCATCAAAGATATCATGGCGAATATTTACACGCTCTAGTTATAGCTGTGAATACGATACCGGATCGCTCATTGAGCTTCCAAGTTGTTTTTACAGGCTGTGAAGTTGATGATGATGAGGATATGGAAAACCTTCATGGAGGAGCAATGTGGGCAAGAATGCCGTTGCAAGCATTAGTTGCAGATATTGTTATGGAGGATTGGCCTGAAAAAATGAGCGATCATTTAGCTCAACCTTGGGACTGTGAATCACGCGATCACTCTATTATTACAATGGATAGGGTAAGTAGCAGTCCTTGGCTTGCTAAGATTAATCATGAGTTTTACTCTGCAAGGTATTTATTTACGGTTGATTATACAGATCATCACATAGCAGATGATCCAGCGCAACATAAGCAAAGCCACTTGATGTACATACGGAACCCGGCCCGTGGTACGGGAATATGGTTGCACTGCCTAACAATCGTGTTAGGGCAACTAGTCCAGCACTCTGGCGCACAGGAGATGGCGCACCGGATTTCTTCCCTAGTCAGAGGTTACACTCTGCGGAGGGACATGAAAGCTACACTGATCCTTCTGTTGTGTTTGATAATTTATACGCAAACAGTGACGAGGATTACGAGGTTGATGAGGATAATTAGATATGGCTCGCGCTAAATCTCAAAAGTCTCTCTCCAAGTGGTCTAAGGAAAACTGGGGAACCAAGAGCGGCAAGCCTAGCGGGAAGACTGGTGAGCGTTATCTTCCCAAGAAGGCGAGGGAGGCACTAACAGACAAAGAGTATGCCGCAACAACCAAAAAGAAAAGAGCGGATACTAAAAAGGGCAAGCAACATAGCAAACAACCAAAGAAGATTGCTAAGAAAACAGCGAGACATCGATAATGGCTACGCCACGCAAAGGTAAAGCAAAGGTAAAAGTTACCTCCTCCGGCAAGAAGGTTAGCTATGGTCAGGCAGGAAAGGCCAAGGGAGGAGGCCCAAGGGTTAGGACTGGTACGTCAAAGGGAGACAGCTACTGCGCTAGAAGTTTAGGCATTAAAAAGCGTCTTTCCAAAAAGAAACAGAATGACCCGAATACTCCTAACAATCTTTCTCGCAAGCGATGGAAATGCTCTGGCGCTAAATCGAAAAGGAAATAAAAATGGCGACAAGCGGAACATATGCATTTGATTTAGATTTAGGCGATGCTATTGAAGAGTCGTTTGAGCTTGCTGGTCTTGAGCTAAGAAGTGGTTACGACTATCGCACAGCAAGAAGAAGTATTAACTTGATAATGCTTGAATGGCAAAACAGAGGTCTTAATCTTTGGACTGTAGAGTTTGCTTCAGAGCAGTTAACTTCGGGCGATGAAACGTACCCGCTTAGTGCTGACAAGTTAGACATAGTGGAAGCGTTTATTAGAACAAACAGCGGAAATACATCTAGTCAGTTTGATCAAACACTTACAAGAATTTCTGGTAGTCAATACGCTCATCTTTCTAATAAATTAACTAGCGGTAAGCCTTTGCAGTTTTGGCTAGATAAAAAGCCATCAGGTATAACGTTTAACTTGTGGCCTGTTCCAGATAGCCAACAAACATATCACCTTTCATATTATTACCTCCGAAGGGTCGAAGATGCCGGTAAACCTGCATCGTTAAACATGAGCATACCTGTCAGATACTTGCCCTGTCTTGTTGCAGGATTAGCGTATCAGCTTTGTTTAAAGTACGTTGAGGCTAACGCAAAAGCACCGATTATGAAAGCGGAGTATGAGTCTCAGTGGACTCTAGCGGCTGATGCAGATAGAGAAAAGGCTTCTATTTATGTGTCTCCCGGAGGCTATAAGTTTTGAGCAGGACTCAAGGTAAATATGCTTTTGGATTTTGCGATCTAACGGGGTTTAGGTATCGGCTAAAGGATTTGGTGCCTGAGATAGTTAATCAGCGCCCTACCGGCCTTCTCGTAGGAAAAGATGTTGTTGATGAGGATCAACCTCAACTACAGTTAGGTAGGATCAGAATGAATGATGATCAGTCTCTCAGAAACCCGCGACCAGACAGAGCGCAGGCGGAAAGCAGAGAGTTATTTGCATTTAATCCTGTTGGCGGGGGCGTAACTCAGCTTGGCAGTAGAACTGTAGGCTTAGATATATCCGCTCACGCAGGAAAAGTTACGGTGGTGACCTCCTAATGGCGTGGACATTTACAACACTAAAGTCATCAATTCAAGACTACCTTGAAACGACAGAGTCTACTTTTGTAAGCGAGCTTCCTAATATTATTACTCGCGCTGAAGAGAGAATACTCAAAGCGGTACAGTTACCTAATTTTAGAAAGAATGTAACGGGTGCAAGTCTTGCGGGTAATCCAT